TGCTACAACATTGCAATATCTCACTCAAATATAACATTGTTATACGCTCTTCAATATAACACCGTTATATGTCCAAAATAGAAAGGGGCCTTTCGGCCCCTCTCCATCAAGTCAAACAATATACCGATACATCTCCACAAATCTGTCCATATGAATCACATCGCTTTCCAACGTGCAATTTACCTTCCCATAATATCTCACTCCATCAACGTCAATGTAATACACGTAAACGCTACCACCAGAATTGGGAGAACTTAAGGTAATATTTAACTCTCCACCGATGATATCCACACTACCAGTAAGCCCACTAATCATAGTGCCATCAGCGACAATGCCCAATTCATTTAGTTTGCTGGCATCTACAATAACGCTTCGCATCTCGTCAGCCGTTGCGCCGTCCGTAGAATCGAAAGAAATTAAATGCGCTCTAGTGAAATATCTGTCAGTACACTTTACCTGAATATCGGTTGCATTCGCAATTACTTTCACTCCACTAGGCGTCTTTCCTTCCGGCGTAAACAATACAGGATACGGAATATCACCAGCCTTGAATAACTCGCTATGAACTCCGCCATCAAGTGTAAGAACGTAATAGTCAGCTCCGTCATTAAGGGTATCAAAATTGCATTGCCAAGGGTCTGTAATATCCTCTTCAACAAAGTCGATTGCCTGCTCGCTCATTTTGATTATTTTCATTAGTGAAGCCTCCCTACAATAGTCCCGAAAAACATTCCTTCTGGAAGTTGAGAATTTTCATTTACTTTTAGTTCAAAATGCTTTTTTGTATCCATGTTAGGTTCAATCCCTCCCCAATTAGATTGGATGGACCCACCGACAGCTCCCACAAATCCTCCACCTTCTGCTGTTTTGCTAGAAACGTAATTAACAGTTAAAAGTGTTTGCCCAGCGTTAAATGTTCCAGATTCAACCTGAAAAGCTGTTGTAATAACAAATGCGTAATCAGGCATTACAATCATGTCAAACTCTAACACATTAACTCTATCAGCTGGTGTAACGTCAGATTTATCAAATACTAGTACAGGCCCGCCGCTTGCCTTACTATCCACATACTTTTTAGTAGCGACATCCTGGTCTTCGGTCGGGTCGGCAACATTTTTAATGTTGCGAGGAAAATTCATTCTAATTCCGCCCGTCGGAACGTCAAAAACGGTTGTGTTAGGATAGGCAGGGTTACTGGTAATAATGAAAAAAGGATTTACATTAACTCCAACCCCAATTACGGATTGGTCAAGATAAGCCCTGGGTGAACCTCCATCTTCAAGTACAATACCATAATCAGAATTAGTGCTTCCCCTTCCTAAAATCGTTTCTCTAGACCCTTTTTTAATTGTCAAGTCTCCTGTCATAGTATCTCCGGCCTTCTTAACATACGGCAAAGCCGTAGTTCCTCCAGTGATACCATTGACAGTCTCTTCCAGTTCATCCAGGTCCGTCTGGTCCGCTTTTCCATCAAGCGCACTCTGGTCAGCCTTTGTCTGCAACTGGCTGAAATTCACAGCATCGTTAGCACTTGTGCCATTCGCTACGCCAGTAACCTTAATAGCACTTCCGCCCTCTGCCTGCACATGCAGCTCCTGGCCTATCGCAACAACGTTCCCGGTTTCTGCCTTAACAACAATGTTTCCGTTGTCATTGTACGTGCTTCCAGAACTTCCATAGTCAACAGAGGTCCCGTCGCTCATTACAATATCACCTGACATTGTACCGCCAGAAAGAGGCAGATAATCACCAGTCCCGCCACCGCCTCCAGTTGCGGACAGTGTACCATCAGCGGTAATATTAAGGCCGGAACCAACCTTAACAGTACCCAGAGTGCTGGCCGTAGCAATAGGTAACGTGCCCAGCTTACCATCAACGTACTGTTTCGTTGCCGCCTGCATATTTTCAGTAGGATTTCCAGACAGCACAAGCGGGCCTGTCATGGTATCCCCTGCTTTGAGCACATACTGATTTAGCGTAGTGGTGCCGTTCGTGATATTCTCAATCGCCTGGTTAATTTCCGTAATATCACCAGTAACAGCTGTAATCTGCTGCTGCAAGTTCTGGTCGGCCTCTTCTCTTGCCATTTCTTCCGCGTCAATTCCGGCCTGCAACTGCTGGTCTGCTTCTTCTCTGGCCCGTGCTTCCTGGTTAATATTGTTCTGCAACTGCTGGTCAGCGTTTTCACGGTCCTGAATCTCGTTGTCAATTCTATTGCCAAGCGCATTGTCAGCAGCAATCCGGTTACTGATTTCGTTTCTCAGGTCTGTCTGTAGCTGTGTAATGTTTCCCTCTGCCGTGTTCATACGGTCATTAAGGCTATCAACATCAGCTTCAAGAGTTGCGATTTTATCAGCGTTCTCCTGTGCCAGGGACAGGGCTTCGTCAGCCGTATTCTGGGCATTCTCAACCTTATCTCGCAGTTCAGTGATACCATTGGAAGTCATTCCGGTTTTCTGCACAAGGTCTGCAATTTCGTGTTCAAAATCATTGCAAAATCCATGTTCAGGACGCTTAGACACATACCAGAAAGCAACCGCCTGCGGCTCTTCATAGCTAATTGGTGTATCAGTCCATCTGCCCATATAGCTCATACCAATAGAGCCGTTTGTGGCCTCTGTCTGAATAGCGGTAATAACTGCGGTAGTGCAACCAAGCTCTTTCATCGTATTAGCTACGGTGATACCCTGCATACCAGGATTGTCTTGGAAGGACGTGGCAAGCATGATAGTCTGTCCAATGCTGGAATTATAGCCAATTGCAGTTACGGCAGATTTGGTAGTTAGCTCCTGAGCCTGTGAAGTCACATTTCCATCAAGTACAATCGGAATAGCCGCGCCAAGAATATCCACAATTTGGTCCTGGCAAAGGTTGGTAAACTCAACATTGCCAAGGTAGGTTTTGAGCACTCCCAGACGGTTAAAGCCTGCAATGTAAGAATCCGCAGCAGTACCGCCCGGAATCTGCATTCCCTTGTACATGGCAGGCCCATTCCATCCAGTTTGGGACGGATTTACAGCGGTCATAATAGCGTTGGCAGATTTCACAAAGGAGAAGTCAGCCATAGACTGCTTTACGTTGGGATTTGTGGTATTATCATACGCAAGGCCAAGTCTAACAATAATGGGGCAACCTCTCTTGTCAAACTTGTTAATTCTCACGATATGATAAATAGCGCTATCCTCTGTAGAATACCCCTGTTCAAGTCTAACCTCGTCACAGTCGTAATAAACGTCGTTAGCCTTAGCAGCCCCAACAACATCATTCAGGGCCTTGAAGCAATTAGCCTGGATGAAATTCCATCTGTTGATACATTCGTTTGTTTTATCAACCACGACGGCCATTTGCTGCGCAGGATTGCATCCGGGAAGAGGTTTAACAACAGGCATAATGGGCGGCGGAACAGGAACGGGAGTGTATCCGCAGTCAGGTCCATAACCAGGGTTACACGGCTGGCCGCAGTTATGACCACATGGAGAGCAAAAATCTGTAGAACCGGGAACGCATTCATTATCTTGCCATCTCATAGTTAAAATACCTCCATGAAATTAGTTGACAAATCATTGATGATTTGTTCATCGATGTTTAGGAAGGTTTCACGGAAAGCCTGTAGCAAATAGCTCGGCGTCATATTCATAAAACCCTTGACAAGTGTATACTCACCTTTATCATTCGTGCTCTCTTCGTTTTCTGCCGTCTGCTTTCCTCTGCTCTCGTTTCTGTCATCGCTGGATTGTTCAAATCCGGAATTATTAGTGGTTGTATTTAGATTTCTGTTCTGATTAGTTGTTTTCTCTCGATTGTCGTTAATGCTTCCAGCTGTATGAACATCTCTATCAAGAGTTCTTTCTGTGTTTGTAGTTTCGTTCTCTGTCTCGTTTGTCGTTTCTGTCATGGTTGTATCAGTTGTATTATTTGTTGTAACGGTGGTATCGTCGGTGTCGTGTGTGTAGTTTGTTAGATATGTCTCGTCGATATCACCAGATACAGCCCTTTGTGGAGTGTCAGAGTATAGCCGTGTTTTGTCTCCGCTAGTTGTTTGGGTTTCTTCAAGAGTAGTATGAGTTTCGCCAGTTCTTTTTATCTCGTCTGTACGGTTTCTATCCGTGTTTGTGTTTTCCGTTTCAGTTGTTCCAACATCTTCTGTGTATGTTCTATTATATACTTCATTTTCTGTTCTGTCAATTCCTTCAATAGTCCCGGTATTAGAAATACCTTTGTTTGATTTGGCAAAATTGGATAGGATTTTTGCAACTTCACTGTCAGACGTGTTAGCGCTTCTGATTAGATTTTCAACGCTTCTCCCATTTGTCTCAAGAGCGTGGTTAATCATTGGGTCAAACTTGACTAGCTCAGACTTATACAGTTGATTATAGTATGGCATAATTCGCTGTAAGTGTTCGTTGATATAGTGTCTAAATCTGTCCGGCTCGTCACAGCAAATCTCATTAAAGTAGTACCGCCGTATAATCTTTTCACAAAGCTCTTGCTTATGCTCTTTGATATATGTGTCCCACGTATCATCAAAGATTTGATAACCACTTGAAACAAGTTGTCCCAATTCATAAGTTTTATACGGGTTCATTAACCGGTTCACCTCCAATTAGGCCCAAATCTTCGGCAATTTTTTCATCTGTAAACGCCTCAATCTGGTTAGCTTCTACACTTACATTCAGCTTAAACAGTTTGTTGATTTCTTCGCAAGCCTTTTCTCTACAGTAAAGCTCACTTTCTAGCGTGTGCCTAATTGCAATGTCGTTTCCTGTAGCCTCAGCTTCTACCATTCGCTCCTTTTTAGAGCTAAAGCTATTGTCTACTCCAAGTGCATTCAAGCACTGTTGATAATAGCTAAGGAAATTCGTCCACATTTCAGTTAAATAGCAGCTGACGTTTGGATTTAGCACGTTCAAATTTGACATTCTGTCAACTGCTTTTCTGCCAATGATAGCAATTTCATTGTCGTTAACATCTGAAAGAGCACGTACAACGCTTTTTCGTTCCTTTTCCTCGCACTCTATGAAAAACGGCCTTTTTAGTGTTTCTGTGTGAACGTCGATTGCCCTTAGACAATTTGCCAGCTTTGGCACATAGTTCATCATAATAAGGTAATCCGGCATCATGGATTTATTACACCGAATCAAAACTGAATTATCAATCGTGTATTTTCGATTATAATTGTAAGAAAATGCCTCTCTGTTTATGCTTTCATAATACACATTGAAAGGTCCTGTCAGATTGCAAGCTGTGTGCATAATACCCATGTTTGGGTCCTCGAAAAATAAGGCGTACCCATAAAAGCACAATGTAATTTCAAGTGCTCGTTCATTGCAAGTGTCAGGAAGTCCATTCCATTTGAATCTGCTTAACATGATATCGCAAATTCTTTTGAACATTTCCATACCCTGCAAGCTGTTTAGATATTTAGCTTCCTTTCCTGCTGGCATCTTCGGAGTGAATGCAGGAAGGTCAAACGGCAGAAAATTAAATAGCAAGTTTTACACCTCCGATATATATTCTAAAATCTCGTCACGTGTTTCTTTCATTTTGTCAACGTGATTTCCTGTTATCATGTGGTCAGCAACTCTTACCAACATTGTGCATATATGTTTAGTTGATGTTTGCAATTCTTCAATTCTTTTATTGTCATTATCTAGCTTTCTGTTTATATCGTTTATCTCGTCCTCAATTTTGCTCATAAATTTAACTGCTCTCCAAACGATTATGAGTGCCCCACCAATTACAGTAATGTATTGGCACACTCTAAGAACATCCTCCACCGCTTCCGCCACCTTTCTTATTTATAATAGATTTTACCATACAGGCTAAAAGCTCAACGCCGAAAACAGTGAAGAACATTTGCGTTAGTGTTCCCGGCTCACTTCCTGTCTTATAAAATATATACAGGTCTATCGTTGTATATATGATAATTAACAAGAAGCATATGGCCACATAAACTGACAGTTTTTTCAAAATCCATTAACCTTTATTTCCTTTCCGCTCGTCTTATCCCAGAGATAGCTTTCCCATCTGGTGTCAACATGAACAAAGGATTTGTACATCCCCACACCGCCTCCATGAAGCCCGCAAGCGGAAAGAGCCTCACGTGCTGCATTGGCCAAATCTCTTGTATCAACTCCGGCAATATAAAAATCAGCGGCCATTCCATATGTATGAAAAGAACGTTCCGCCCCTCCCACCTGTTTATTATATGCAGCGGTCCTGTACGCACTATTGATGACTAGAGCCTTTTTATATTTGTCTCTGATTTTCTGTAAAACCTTTGGCAGATTTTTGTCGATGAAAATAGGGTCGCTTCCATCGTTGCACGCAAATTCTTTTACAGTAAAGTTTTGGGTTAATCTTGTGTTTCCGTCTTGAGAACGGGAATATGCGACAATATTTTGACCTCTTGCCATGGTATTTAACTCCTTCCATATAAAGCGCCATATATTGTTAAGTGCATGATAAGTACATATCCGATGAATAGTGCCCAACAAAAAACTGCAATCTTAAACCATTTATCTCCGTCTCTCATAACAATCCTCCAATCATCCAGCCAATTAGAAATAGGACAATTAGAATACTTACAATAGACCCAACTACAGCGCCGATTATTACGTTCTTTCTAAACCTGTAGATTCTGTTTTCAGTTTCAAGCAGCCAATCTGGCTTATCAGTGATATAAAATTCTTCTCTTTTTCTCTCATTTTTCATACGTTGTTATCCCTCCAATAACCTGACGGTCTCGCATCCACGTGCACATAGTTTCCAGAACGATAGCATCCAATCCCACCTGTGTATTGCGGCAAAACAGTGTTTACATAGTCATACACTTCCAGCGCTGTGTGCCCCGTTACAACAATGTCAGCTGCACGTCCATAAAGATGTTGACTTTTAGGTGCTCCGCTAACCGCTGCGTTATGCGAGGCAGTTCTATACCCACTATTGATAGTAACAGCGGCCCCAAAATGGTCACGAATGATTTGCAACAGTTCAACAAGTCGCTTGCTAATTAAAATTATATCTGTTCCGTCAAAGCATCTAAATTCCCTAACCTTGAAATTCTTTGATAAATAAGTATCCCCGTCAGTTGCTAGACTATACGTTTCGACTTCATCAGGCAGAACGGAAAACGAATTAGGGTCTGGTTCAGGAAAACTTGGGTCGGGCTCTACAGGGTCCGGTGGTACAGGTGGAACCTGTTCGTCGTAATCGTTGTCAATGTAACCCGCTGCCTGATTAGCTTCCGCATTTGAAAAATCACCAATATCACGGCGGGAAGTATTCCAGAATGTAACACCGTTATTTAGCATATCTTCAATATCTTCCCTGTAGTTTGCGGGTATGTCACCACCGACATGAGCCTCAACAGTTTTTACATAGTTCCAACACGGACGTGTATTAACGTTTGGTACTTTGATTTTACCGACGGCATAACCGAACCTGTCAAAATAACTATCAATAGCCTCCATCGTAGCTTGTGTAGAAACGTACCATCTTACACAAATACGATAAGCCCCAAAACCTACAGCAATGTTAGCGGTTGCGTTCTGGTCACCTCCAACTTTCAAGCTCTGTTTTGCTGCATCTGCGAGTGCAGATACCCCGGACGCTGCACCAGACAACCCACCAAGGACCCCACCAACAACTGTTCCAACACCAGGCATAATTGCAGTGCCTAGCGCTGCTCCACCTGCCGCTCCTTTAATAGCTGCGTTTCCTGTGTCTATTGCTGTAATTGCGTTTTTAATTCCATTGTCCAGCCAGTTTGCACCAAGCCAAACGCCCTGTGGCAAATCCGTAACCATAAAGGCATCCTCTAAGTCATCCTCAATACCTTTATAATTATATACATAAGCGGCTATGCCACCAAGGCCGCCCATGATATTTGCGCGGCCCCTTACGCCTGTTTGCGGAGTAGCCAGGCCATTCTTTCCCATAAGTTCCGGAAGAAAATCACGGGCTTTGCCAGCAATTCCCTCTATACGGAACATACAATATTGAGAGCTATATACCTTGCTGTTATTGTACCGGTCTTGAAGAACAATCCATGGAGCGTTAATATTTGCAACATCCCATTCTTCCTCATTGAGAAAGTATGCTGGAACGCTGATAACTCCAACAATATCATTCAGGTTTAGGTCAGGATTAGCCGCAACACCATTTATAAACGCGTCTACCTCATCAGCCGTATTAAAAGCAGTCATATTAAGGCCGCTGTAAATGCCGTCCTGCACCATTCCTGAAACGGAATACTGTGGTGGATTGCCCTTGAACGGAGAAATGACGATAAAACGTGAAGGAATCATCGGAAACACTAACTGATTGATAATTGTAACTGGCGAGCCGTCAATCTTCTCAGGAATACCTATATTATTCCAGTTAGGTTGCCCGTCTGTCCAATCATTATTTACGTGCTCACGCTCTACCATACATTGCTGCCATTCGATTTCTCCGCAGAAACTTGAATATGGGTCAATCTCAAAATAGACTTTTGTTGTTTCAGGATTTACCCATTCCAGCCCGGTAATAAGGGCCACAAGATACTTTGAACTAAATCCGGCATTTTCCCAAAACATTACATCACATTCCAGCATGTCATAATAATTATGCTGGACCATTGTGTATTGTCTTTCGTCCGCCCTCTGATAGCTCAATTCATTATCAATAAATTTTCGCTTTCCAGTAAGCCAACTAATCATACCAGAATTTGAACTAAAGTATGCCTTCTGGTCTCTTGTAATCCCTGTTCCGGCACAAAAGTTAATGGTGGTTTGTGGTGTCCATAAAGGCATTGTATCCCTCCTTTATAAAAGGCCGGATATTGCTAGACACAATATCCGGCCATTTCTTTAAGCAGTTACCAGTGCTACGCAGTTGTGGAACGGGCTCATGGAGTAAGTATCCCACGCATGGAGGTAATACTGCCAAGCCATATTACCGGCATTATAGAACGTAGTAAACCGACGCAGCTTTTCACGAATCTGGAAAGCATTTACATCCGCAACAACGGCCAGCACCTTCGGAGCTGCAAAGCTGTCAACGATAATCTGCTTCGTTGCATATTCAGCGTAGGACAGATTAAACGCACCAGCCAGGAAGCGAACACCAACAGCGGAGGCCACATCAGCCCGAATAATGATAATCTGGTCCGACAAGTCGCTCCACGTAGTACGGGGGTTTCCGGTCCCGCCCATCATAATATAGTTATTATATGCAGTAGAGGGGAACATAAACCCAAGAGACAATTCCTGTACGGCCTGCTGGAATGCCTCGCCAGTGTCCTTGTTGGTGGGCATCGTAACAGTACGAGTGACCATGTGATTTTGATTTACCACATCCGTGATAATCTGCTTTGTGTATTTGAACTCGTCAATGGTATTCGCATTATACAGGGTATCAACAATGGAGGCAATGAAATTTTCCAGGGCATCCCAGGAAACAAAGGCATTCGTCAACATTTCATTGTTAATGGTGACCTTGTATTTATCCTGACGGTTTAGGCGATACCATGCGGCCTTAGTGTCGGGGAGCTGAGGCTTCAAGATATCGGAATATCCATTCTCAGTCTTGCCGTCAAAGTCAGTTGCAACAGCGGGATTAGTCTGAACTTCCTCAATATCATAGCCAAGCGGAGTAGTCCCCTTTTTTAGCATCGCAAGGGGATTCTCCCAGCTTTTTCTAACTACGAGAGTAAGAACGATTTTGTTAATGAGCGTATTCAGAAATTCGTTGGTTGCTGCCTCATAGGTAAGAATAGGATTACCAACGGCCTGGAGGTTAAAAGGGGTAGCCTCGGGAACATTGTTCTGATACTCTGCACTGGCATCCGCTCTAACTGCATTAAGAAGTTCAGGGGTTGCCACCTTTTCTTTATTAGTTGCCATTATTTTTCCTCCTTTTTAGTGAAAAAATTAGTTAGAAAATTATCAACATTGTGACCCTTTTCTACAGGGTCTTGTTTATCTAATCCTCTTCCAGTCTGCTGTTCTCCGATCCTAAGAAACAAATTCATGTTAGCTTCTTTCAGTCTTGTATTTTCCTCTTGGACCTTGTTTGCGTTTTCCTGTGTCTGTCTGGTCGTATTGATTGCTGTTGTAAACGTGTCACCCATGTCGGTGAGCACACTTGTCAATGTTGCCTGGTCCCCTTGGGCGTTTAGAATTTGCTGCGTAAAATCATTCCACGCATCCTCATTAAATTCAAACGGCATTAAAAAAGCCTCCTTAATAGTTTAGTACAAATATTTTTAGCCTGGATTGTCTCAAATCTTAAATTGCCTCGTGAATAGTAATCTACCATCATGCTTAGAATTACACTACCACTTTTCTTGAGCAATAAGGTGTTAGGGTCATGGTTGTCAGTATCCATTGTAACACGCTTTCCTGTCTTGTCAACCTTTTCAGAGATATAAATTAAATCTTTTACATCATCCATGTAAACGCCAAAACTAACGGAATCTGCAACAATCGTCATTAAATATCGTCCGGCGTTCTCCATCTTCTCTATAAAGGTATCAGTGTCCCGGAAAAACTTATTTTCAATTGAGTAATTTCCGTATTCCGTTCCGGCAATTAGTTTGCCAAAACGGGTGTTTTTCATATGCTCCGTAAATTCTGCGTTCTCTACAAGCTCTAAAGATATATCACCTTTTATCTTTAATCTTTGTCCCTCTTGTAAATTGATGTCAAAATAAAGGAAATACGGGTTTGTATATGTGATAGCATTGGATAAGAAAAATACGGGAATATCTCTATCTCTTGAAATAGTAGAGTACATTTCAAGGAAAGACGTAACCTCATTTTTGAGGTAGTGATAAACTCCGGTATCAATGATAAATTCATCGAAAATAATCATTGATACGTTCGGAAACGGAATTGACTTCAACATTTGAGCCTTTGACAGCGGAACATACCAACCAACTATATCACCATCAATACGGAAAAGTCCTTGTCCGGATTTGAAGTCATGGTCTTGGTATTTGTCCTCAATGTCATTAAAGAAATTCTTCATTTCCGCCCCGGGCATTTCTGTTTCATACCTGCGCACATATACAAACTGTTCATTCTTTCGCAGGTAATTCTGGATTCCCCGGTTTTTAGCTCCGTATGTCTTGCCAGCACCACGAGGCCCAACCACAAAATTAAATAATGTGTTGTAGCTAAGTGTTTTATTGATATCCCAATATTTTCCCATATGCTCACCTATATTAAAAAGAGGGCGTTTATGCAGAGTAGTAAAACAGCCAGCCACAGCCCATGAATCCCCGGACCCCTCTTCGGGGCGGCGCTCCGGAAATTGTCTTAAAATCCACATATGCCCTCACCCATATTATACCACGGCCAAAACATCGTGTCAACTATTTCTTTATCTTAAATGTGGTTTCTTTCAAAACGACCCCGCCCGGAATCACCTTCGGCATGAGCTTTCCGGAAAATTCAGAGTTGTATGTAAAATTGTCCTCTGTTACCTGCTTCTTTACGTTTTTCGGCATTCCTGCGCATTTCACGTCCATCTTTTCATTGAAAATCTCTAAGTATGTTTTCTGTCTGAGGAAAATTGCTCTGTCAAATTCTTCTTCAATCTTAAACGCTCCTAATCTGTATTCATCAATATCTATTGGCGGCGTGTCTGTTCCTAATATATGTAAACTGTCAGTGTCCGCATAAATGAAATTGTCACCACATTGCTCAGCAGCACGTATAATTTTATCCCTTGCATATGATGTTATAAAGGACGCTACTGGAACATAAAATTTTGTTCTATCCTCTATTGCTCCTAATCTGAATTTTACTTTTTGTTCCTCTTCACTATAATAGGGAATTTTTGAACGGCCTTTAGGATTACCGCCGAATTTACCATATAGAGAATTTAGCATTAGTTTAGCTATTTGAACACGTCCTTTATTTCCGTTTCGTTTGTTTTCTTGCTTCTCGTTATACCAGTAATCTATATATTCTGTGAATATGTCTGTTCGTCCCATAAACATATAGCCGCCATTCCACTCGTACACTTTCACGTCGTAATTATCAAAAAATAGTTTTAGGTCAATGCTTGTTAAATAAAGTACAGTTTCATCCTCGCTCTTCGTTAAATATTCTGTTTCACTGTATCGGAAATTGTTTTTAATCTGAATAGTTGGAATATGCTCAGGTTTGATTTTGAACTCGCACGTTAAACACTGAACATATAATGGATATAATTCATTCTCTTCATACCTTCCCGAAAAGTAGTATGGCTTTCCCCATGGCAACATGCAATTTCTCATTGCCCAGGGATACATAGAATTTACATCATATACCCTGCCCTTTCCAACCTTTTCACCTCTATATTTTGGGTTAAGATATGTAAACCCACCCTTGTAAGATTTACGAATATCAAAATCCTCTATAGATGACAATTCTGGAAACATTCGCCTGTAGTTTTCTTTCCCTGTTCTTGTCTTAAAATCTGCCATAGCGTTTGAAGCAGTTGTTAATTTTTTCATATTGTTAGACTTCATAAAATTCAACGCTCTAGCTAATATCAAAGTATCGTTGCGTATGTATGCTCTTTCTTCACCGGTCAGCTCGTGCCCTTCTTCTCTATTTCCCCCGTAATCTAACTCTAGTTTTTCGATATCTAGGCCAAAAGTTTTTGGCATATCCGCTATTGGCATGGGTATTAGTTTTAGGCTATCATAAATTGTAATCTTTCTTTGCATTCCCCCATTGCTATCAGGAAAACGAATTGATATGCTATACCAAAGGCCAGCATCAGATATAAGTGTAGAAAACTCCTTTTCTTTTAGCTTTCTGTTTCCGCTCCATTCATATCCAATCCGAAAGAGATAATCAAGAATAAATGCGCCATCAAATTTCAGGTTGTGAAAGTAATAAGTGTCACAGTTATTTTGTGCATATTCCATGAATGTCTCTATACTGTTTCCGTAATGCGTTTCTTCATCCTCACATCTTATTATACACCATGCCCATACCCTTGTTTGTTCACTGTCAACAATCGTTTCAAAATCAGCCGCCCGCAAGTCCTTGCCTAAATCCTTCCCAGGCGGTTAATATATAAGCCAGGTCGTGCATGGGCAATATAAAATCTGATATTACTTGGATTGAAGCATTGGGCACTTTAATTTGGGCTAAATAAAACTGGGAGGGTGTAATACTTTCTACGATGTCCCGTATCTGACGCAACAGGTCTAGGGCTTCCTCTAATTCATCGTCATTCATATTATATGACAGTAACCGGCTTTCTAATTCATTTAGCGAATTTAAGTAATTCTGCTGAAATGATATTGCCCTTTGGTCTACAACAGGAGTATAATCTAAATCAGCAAGTTCTCTCAATCTGTCAGGGGTTAAATCTTCAAGCTCCAATTCTCTCAAGTCTGCATCGGTCTGGGATGGAAAGCGCCCTTCACGTGCTTGGTCTGCCTGTGACCTCAAGGCCGCCCTCCGCTGATTTTCTTTTTCCAGATTTTCGCGTATTGTCTTAGCTTGAAACGCAGGAACAATTAAAGTATTGACTAATGTTGGTTTTAGCGTTTTCGCATTATACAGTTTTAAGTTCTTTTGAGCTTTCTTGATATCACGCTTATTTCCAAGGGCTAACATTTCCCTAACGGTAGTAGTTTGGGGTAATAGTTCAATGTAATCGCCTGTTCCCCTGGCCTTTGCTCTCCTGATACGTTTGTTATAGTTTGCAATATCTTTTTTAAGCCGTGTGTATTCCTTGGCTTTCCATCCGTGGGGGATTTTTGGCTTTCGTTTGGCTGGCATATATTCACCGCCTTTTTGAGTTGGGCGGCCTCGTGAGAGGCCGCCCGTATTTTTACTTCAACGTGAGTGTGAGGGTGCTGCCTCTCTTCGTCTGAATCTGCTGAACAATAACAGGAAGCCCATCTTCAAAATGTAAAGTCCCGAAAATATTCATCATATTACGGAGAGAGCCGTGGATACCGGACGATGTTGCATTATACGTTTTGCCGTCCTTGTCAATGATGATGGAGCGGACAGCCTCGTTAACTTCCCCTGTCTTTTCGTCAACAATGCTAACGCTTGTGAGCACAGCGTCACGAATTACAATTTCACGGTTGATGCAATCCGCAACTTTGAAATCAGGACTATTAAGCGCATTGTACAGCTTTTTCTTTGCCTCAATGTCATCTGCCTTGAACGAGGAGAAGAAAGTATTGTTACCGGTGGGAAGCAAAGCATCCTCATTAGTTACCATAATACCATTCTTTTCAGACATAGTTTAAACTCCTTTTATTGTATTTTCTTTTTGGTTTTGTGCATACGTCAGAATTTTCTACAAATTTTTCCAGGCTCATTTCTCTCCGCTCTACGACCTCGTTTAATCCCACAATAACAACACCTTTTTTAGCGAGATTAGAAATTGCCCTAGCTTGCATTTTTTCTAAGCGTCTTTCCGTTTTTACGTCCGTTAATTCGCCGTTCTCAAAACGTCCGATTTTATACTCGTAGAAAACGACGTCGCGAACGACGGTTTTAATCACTTTTTAATCCCCCTTTTCAACTGGCTTTGCGTACTTCATAAACTCTTCCAGCTCCATGCCGTAAAGCACACACTCGGTATCCAGCTTGTACATAATCGCATCATCAGGAATGCCTGCATCAGTTCTAGCCTTTTCCAGACTACGAGGACCCAGCTTTGCAAGTGACCGTACTTCACCAACGGGGACAATCTGGACCACTCCGCTCTCGGTAGTCTCGCTCTGGCCGTACTTGTAAATAAAGGTCTTAATAGTTCTTGTGATTTTCATTTGTTTTTCTCCTATCTGTTTTAATTTGTTTCCGGTGTGGGATTCCCGGACCGGGAGGGTTATACCCTCCCACGCTCTAGGCTTAACCGGCTATTTTGTGCCGCCTAGACGGCAATTGTAATTATTTATGTTGCACTCATTTGTCTATCATATAAAAGATCAGATAAATATTGTGCCTCAGACTTAACTTGACGGGGGTCGTAATCTCGGGTTTTATCTAATTCAATTTCGTACCATTCATCAAAATATGAGATATGGAGAGTTACTTTATTGGGATTGTATGGGGTTTGTATATAGTCGATATTGTATCCCCTGGAATGTGGACACGCTCCACAATAAATATCGATAACGCCACGCCATTTAACTATATTCATGTAGCTTCCCTCCTAATAGCCGTCATGCAATAATTGTATACCGCAATATCATGCTTGCTATTCGGAAATAAATGCTGTGCTGCAATGAGGGAATAGAAATTCATGCGGTCAATGCCTCGGTCATAGGTCTTTGCGCAACGGTCCAGGAATTGGAGAAAGCGGAGTGTGTTCTTGAAGTCGTGGAATTTCATAGCTTTTTTCCTTTATACATATTCGGCCCAAAGATTTGAAAATAGTTGTTGGTCAGAACAAAAGGAAGCGGCGTTCCTATATGCGTATGCTGCACCTATCCAGAATTGGGAATCGTTGTGACGGCCTATACGGTCAGCTTCATCCAACATTGATAGAAGCAAGCGCTCATAGGATTGAGAGGTTCGGCGAGGGGCGGACATTTTAATCCGCCTCCCCTAGTTTTGCATCGATGAAAGCGTCAAGGGCTTTCAGGTTGGCATTGTATCTGGCCTCATAAACGGCATACATGGACGTGCCAACTGCGAGATTCATTGCGATATACCATTTGTCACATTCTGCACGGAGAAAGAAAAGGTAGTCGTCATAAGAATTGATTTTCATTGGTTTACCTCCATTTACACCACTTTGAAAAGGTTCGAGGATCGCCTAATAATATACCAGTTATTGTCCTCTCCACACCCTACGGCTAACACTGAGCTAATACCATAGGCTCCAACGCTGTAAAGTACCGGCTCAATAGAGGGCATATCAACAGCACGCGTTAGGTCGATTGCCTGAGCGTTCTTTGCAATCTCTCGAATTTCCTCCAATGTCATTCTAGTCATGTTCTGTTCCTCCTTGTTTCGTTCGTGGCCTGCCTTCATCAGGAGCGGGAGGCCGTTTCCGCTCGACGCCCATTAGGGCGTTTCGGCTACGTCATCGTAATAACCGGCATTGTTAAGAGCTTCATAAATGTCGTTGCCATATTGCTTTGCACGCCTTGAAGTAACAGTCCAACCATTTTCCGAATACTTGTTAGCTGTTTCTGAACAACAAATAGATAAAAAGTTTAGTAATGCCATTGTATCGGATTTATTAGCTCTTTCGGAATCCTCACACTTGGCGGAAATGCTAACGTAATAATAACCAATTTTAATCTTCATAATTGCTCTCCTTTTCGTTCTGTTCTATAAGGTTCTTTACTTCTTCTTTCTAATTATATGCTACCACAAACAACGATAAATGTCAAGAACTATTTTTAGAATTTTGAAAAATTTTTAGAGCATAGATAGTGAAAACTTTAACAATATTAGGCCACTGAATGTTGATTTAATTATCATGATATGTCACTATTTAATTTTGTCATATAGTATTGAAAACTATATGCTGTAACATGCTGTGCTGTGCGTGCGTTAAAGTGAAAACTTTAACAAATATTGCTGTAGCATGGGGAAAAATGCGTGCGCTGTAGCATATATACAGCGCACGCATTTTTCCC